GATTGACCCACGTTTTCGTGATTATGTTCAAGAGCGTATGGATGAACAACTTGCTTCAAAGAAAAAGAAGGTTACAAAGCCTGTTGGTCGTGGGCTTATTCGCGGTGAGCGACTTCGCGGTTAGAAACTGTGGTATTATTTATGTTATTAGATAGGGAGGATGATTAGTGAGTATTGATTTCTCACCACCCAGTTATCGGGCGGCATCATCTGACCTAACTATCTCTATTTCCCCTTTGGGGCTTGTAGAACTTGCTGATGAAGAGTTTGAGGTCCACGGTCCTCGTCTAAACCGTTACTCCCTTAACTGGGCTATGTATCTTGGTCATCATACCTCTTACCGCCGCCAGGCTGGTGAGACCCAAATGGTGTTCAACTACTACCGTGCTATCACAGACTACATCATTAACTTCTCATTTGGCAAGGGCGTTCAATTCCGTAGTCCTAAGCAGACCGAGGGCATTGTCCCAGATTTGCTAGAACGTGTTTGGGAAGTAGATAACGATAAGGGCACAGTCCTTTGGGAAATGGGTCAACAGGGCTCGGTATCTGGTGACTGCTTTGTTAAAGTTGCTTATGAAGAATCATACACCGATACTGTTGGTCGTTTTCACCCAGGTAAAGTTCGTATTCTTCCGCTAAACGCATCGTTTTGTTTTCCAGAATTTCACCCGCATGACCGTGAACGCCTTATCCGTTTCAAACTTAAATACCGTTTCTGGGGAACATCACTAGAAGGTACACGTCAGGTTTTCACTTATACGGAAATCCTTACAGACGATATTATTGAGGAGTATATTAACGATGAACTTATTGACTCGCGCCCGAATCCGCTTGGCATTATTCCTGTGGTACATATCCCTAACGTTCGGATTTCAGGCTCACCGTGGGGACTCGCAGACTGCTATGACATCATCCCACTTAACCGAACCTACAACGAAGTTTCGACAGATATTGCCGATATTGTTAACTATCATGCTGCCCCTGTTACTGTCATTATTGGTGCTAAAGCTAGCCAATTAGAAAAGGGTGCTAACAAGGTCTGGGGCGGTCTTCCTAAAGATGCCCGTGTAGAGAACCTTGAGGGTGGTGCACAGGGTCTTAGAGGCGCTATGGATTTCCTTGCAATGATTAAAAAAGCAATGCATGAAATGACTGGTGTTCCTGAAACAGCTTTGGGCATGGCACAGCCTATTTCTAACACATCTGGTGTCGCGCTTTCTATTCAGTTCCAGCCTTTGATGAACAAATGGAACCAGAAGATTATTCAATACTCTCGTGGGCTACAAAGAATTAATGAACTTATTCTGCTTAACCTTGCGCTTAAAGAGCCAGAAACAATGGTATGGAACCCTGCAGTTGAAGGAAGTTTGGAGCAGGGCGAGGCTCAGGCTCTTGACCCTAATGACCCGTTAACTTACCAAAATTATGTATATTTCATGCCACCACTTCCTTTGGATAAATTGATTATTCTTAACGAAGTGCAGACCAAGATGTCTTTGGGTCTTGAATCTAAATCAGGTGCGCTACGCACCCTTGGTGAAGAGTTCCCTGAAGAAAAACTTGACGAGATTCGCCTTGAACTGCTTCTTGATGCTAAGGCTGACGGAGCCGTTAAATTGGTACAGACTCAAATTGAGAACACTATTGCAAGCCTTACAGGTATGCTTTCGGGTGGTCTCGGTGGTCAACCAGTTCCTATTCAAAATGCTACTCCAGGTGGCGCACCAGGTGGAGAAGAAGGCGCACCTCCAATGATGCCACCACTTATTGACCAAGCAACGATTGCTAGCGAACAGGCTGAACAGCAATTACGTATTGACTTGGTGACAAAAGCTTACGGAACTACGATTCCAACTCGTAAACCTCCGTCAGATAATGAGTAATTGTTGATGTTTTAAGCAGACAAAAACAGTTAATTATACAAAAATAAATATAGAAACAATTGTTAGGTCATTTGTGTCACTAATTCGGAAAACGACCCAGAGAAAACTAAGGAAATAATCATGTCAGAATCTGTAACGTCAGATGCCGTAGATGCGTTTAGCGCAGAGGCAAACGTAGTACCAACAGTGGTAGATGCTTCAGAAAGCACTATCGTTCCAAGTCCAAAAGTAGAAACAAGTACAAATAAGTTCTACACTGAGGAAGACCTTGCTAAGGTCCGCAGTCAGGAAAAGGACAAGCTTTACCCTCAGATTGAGAAACTCAAGGAAGAACTTGATTTTATCAAGAAAGAAAAAGAAGCAGAAATCTTTGCTAAAGCCGCTCAAGAAGCTGTAATTGCTGATGAGGCAAAGCGTAAGCAGGAAGAGGAACTTGAAGTTCGTGAGCTATTAAAGCTTAAGGAAGAAGAGTTTACTCAACAATTAGAGCGTGAACGTGAAGAACGTGAACGTGCTTTTGCACTGTTGGAACGTGAAAAGACATTCGCAGAACTACAGAGTTACCGTCAGACTCGTATTGAGCAGGAACGTGAAAACATCATTCCTGAACTTATCGAATTGATTAACGGTAACACCCCCGAAGAAATCGAAGCCAGTATTCAAGGACTAAAGGCTAAGACTTCCAGTATCCTAGATAATGTGCAGCAAGCTACACAAGCTGCTCGCAGGGATATGACTGGAACGAGAGTCACAACTCCTCCGAGTGCTGGACCATTGGATATCGAAACAGGCACTCGTCAGTTTACGGCACAAGACATTTCGTCTATGTCATTGACTGAATACGCTAAGTTCCGTGACAATCTCCTTAGCCCACAGGCTAGAGGAGTCCAAACAGGTCAGTTCGGTTAATACCCCAATTCAGTAAACAAACTACACAAGGAGTCCACAAGTGGCTAGCGCATTAACAGGTACAGGCAATCTCGCCGCGTCACCTACCGCCTATTCAGGCACAAACTCGCAGCTTACTCAGGCGATTCAGCAAATCTGGTCAAAGGAAATCCTTTTCCAGGCAATGCCGATTCTTCGCTTCGAGCAATTCGCTGTAAAGAAGACAGAACTTGGTGTTGCACCAGGTTTGCAAATTAACTTCATGCGTTACAACAACCTTGGCTTTGCACAGCCATTGGTTGAAGGCGTACGTATGACCACAAATGCATTGACTGCACAGCAGTTCTCAATCACAGTTTCTGAGCATGGTTACGCTCTTGCTGTATCAGAACTTCTTCTCAATGCATCATTCGATGATGTCATGGCATCTGCTTCCCGTCTATTGGGTCGCAACATGGCTATCTACCTAGACCAGATTTCTCGCGACACCCTTTACGGTGCGACTTCTGTAATCTACGGTGAAGACCGCTCTAACCTATCAGCAGTTAACAACTGGTACGCAGATGGCACAAAGGCTACAAGCCGTGCGACTCTTGCTGGTGCTAACTACCTTACACCTCACACGGTTAAGGATGCTGTCGAAACACTTGCAACCAAGAACATCCCAAGATTAGGCGAAACCTACGTTGCATTCGTACACCCTCACCAGAGCCGTAAGCTCCGTGACAATCCTGAATTCATCGAAGTAACGAAGTACGCTGCTCCAGGTAACTTCATGCTTGGTGAAATCGGTCGTTTGTACGATACCGTGTTCATCGAAACCACCCAGGTTCTTAAGGTTCCAGGTGGCGCAGGTTCAGGTTACTCAGCAGATACTGCAGTTACCAATCCAACAGTTGCTTCTGGTGGTGGCTACACTACACCTAATACCTTCACTGGTAATGGTGCAGCAGACCGCTACTCAGCAATCTTCATTGGTGACAACGCTTTCGGTCACGCTATCTCACTTCCTGTGGAATTGCGCGACGGCGGTATCCTAGACTTCGGTCGTGAGCATGCATTAGCATGGTACTCAATCTTCGGTTTGGGTCTTATCACCGACCAGGCTATCATCGTAGCAGAAACCAACTAATAACTTAATAAAACCCTGAGAGGGGGCGCAAGCCCCCTCTCACCTTTTAACAGACACTAACATTGGAGAAAACACTCATGGCAACATCAAAAGCAAAACCAGGCGACGCAACTGGTCGTCAGCGTGAAGCACAGCAGGCAGCATTTGCTGATGAGCAGGCAGAAGCCGCTCAAACTATGGCAATGGCTACCGCACAAAAAGCAGTCGCATTAGAGACTGAAGTTATTGACGCTACTGTCCCTAATCGGGCTACAGTTATTGTTGATGAACCTACAATCGTAGACAGTGGCGATAAAACCGTCACCATCCGTGTAGTTGAAGACATTGAAAACATGACATTCGGCGCTGGAAACTACTTTACTTTCAAGGCTGGTCAAAAGTACCAAGTTAAGCAAGACCTTGCTCGTCACCTTGAAGAAAAAGGATACCTCGCTGGAGTCATCTAAGCAGGTTTTTTGAGGCGGCGGGCTATGCCCGCCGTTTCTGTTTTAGGCAGATTTTTTTATAAAAATGCGGCATTATTTATTAGAGCGTATATAAGGAGTTTTTGTGGCTGTACTTTCTGACCTCCTTTCAAGAGTTCGTTTAGAACTTGGAGATAATGCCAAACAGTTTACGGTTACCTTAACTGGCGATGGCGTCACTAAAGACTTCTATTTAGGCGTAAAGCCTGTAGATGCTACATACTTGACTGTTACTTATACGGGTTCTTACACAGGACCGTATTCTCAATCAGTGTCAAATGTTGTATACGCTGGCGGGGGTTCATTCTATACTATTACAGTTCCTAGCACTAGTGGTATGCAGTCTACTTCACCAGCAACTCTGGTTACTTTTTCAGGGCTTACTGGGGACCCCTCTTGGAATTCAACGTTTACGGTTAGCGGATTTAATGCCATTACATCTTCAACGTTTGTAGTTCAACAAACAACGGCTACAACCGCCGCTGGTGTGAGCGCCTCTTCCGCTGCAACGTTTACTAAAACTAGAAATGTGACTAATCAACCTTTAGCAAACCCTGCAGACTTTACAGTTGAAGAGAATCTAGGGATGATTCATTTTGCCGTTGCTCCCACAGAGAACGCAGTTATTACCGTTTCTGGAACTCACTACCGCTACTTTACAACTAACGAGTTAACTACGTTTGTTAATACAGCCGTTACACAGCACACGGACAACCGTACAGACTCTTATGGTAGTAATGTCACCATTGCCAGTATTCCGCCCGTAGAAGAGTACCCTGTGGCTCTCCTAGCCACTACTAATGCCCTGTGGGCGCTTGCCACAGATGCTGCGTTTGATATTAATATCTCAGCCCCAGATGGCGTACAGATTCCACGTAGCCAACGGTTTAGTCAGTTGTCTAATGTTATTGCCCAACGCCAACAGCAATACCGTGATTTATGCTCTGCGCTTAATATTGGTTTATGGCGTATTGAGATGGGTGTTTTACGCCGAGTTTCTCGTACCACTAACAAACTTGTTCCTGTTTACATGTCTCAAGAAATTGATGATTCAACTATTCCTGAGCGCGTTTACATTGAGAATAACCTTAAGGGTCGTACTCCGCTTCCAAGTAATGTTGGTATCTACGATATTATCCTTACTCAGGGTGATGTTTGGTCGGTTCCATTTGACTTCCCAATTAACTTAACTGGTTATCTTGTAAAGGCTCAAGCTAGAACTTACCCAGGTTCTCCTATAGTTGCTGCTGAGATTACTTGTACTATTACTGATGTTGCTCTTGGTAAAGTTACTTTATCTCTCACCCATGACCAAACCCTTAATCTTCCGCTTAAGTGTTTTTGGGATTTACAGATTTACAAGGCTGATGAGTCATTCAATGAAACGTATGTTCGTGGTTTATTGTTTGCTAATCGTCAGGTTACGGTGGAATAATGGCGGTCAGTACTCAAGAAGTTATTGTTGTAAACCCCGCTGCTACTTCAGTAGTAACCGTGTCTGGTACGGCTGTTGGACCGCAGGGCGCAACTGGTTTGCAAGGACCTAAAGGCGATACTGGCAGTACTGGCGCGGGTGTTCCTGCGGGCGGAACCGCTGGTCAAGTATTATCTAAAAAAACTACTTTAACTGATTATGATACTCAGTGGATTAATCCTAATACTAATGCTGGTACAGTCACGTCTATCACGGCGACAGCGCCTTTGACTGGTGGCACAATTACTTCGACTGGAACAATTGGTTTAGACCAAACCGCATTAGCAATTACCCCTACTCAGGTAACTGGGACAGCGGCGGTTCTTAACGTTGCTAATACTTTTACTGGAACAGTTACGGCACCTACTTTAACCGCTACTACGGTAAATGCAACTACAGTTAATGCTACTAACGTAGGTATTTCTGGTGCTAGAGTTAATAGTATTTATTCTACTTCTATTAATACTACAAATATTACGGCTAATAATATATTTTTAGGTACTGTATGGGGTTTTGGAAACAATGCTAGTATTTATGGATTTTCCGCTACATACCCACTAGTTGCACAAAGTAATAATATAATTACAGTTCCATTTTCTATTAGGCAATACACCAGCTCTCAAACAGGTAACCTTCAAGAGTGGTCAAGTACTACTGGAGCTGCTCTATCTAGCATTGGTCCTCAAGGCGCATTTACTGCACCTGCTGTGACTGCTACTACTGTAACTGCCACTACTGTGAACGCTACTACCGCTAATGTTAGTGCAACTGGTACATTTAATGCTTTAGTTGCTACAACAATTACTGGCACCACTCATGTTGGAACTACTGCTACATTTACTGGGCAGGGTACATTTAACACAGCCGTTGCTACTACAGTTAATGCTACAACGGTTAATGCAACAACTGTAACCGCAACAACAGTTAATGCTACTAGAATGTCAGTTACTACTACGGCTACTCAAGCAAATGATGTTGTTAATAAAGCCTATGTAGATGCGGCTGCTCAAGGTCTTAATGTTCACCCTTATTGTCGTGCTGCGTCTACTGTGGCTATTACTGGAACCGCAACTGCTGGAACTTCTGACCAATCGCAAGGTACGGGTATTGGTGCTACTTTTGTTTATGCAACTGCGTCTTATCCAACTATTGATAGTGTTACCCTTGTCCTTAATGACCGCGTTCTACTCAAGAACCAAACTGACGCTAAACAAAATGGTATTTATTACGTTAGTGCAACTGGAACAAATAACACTTTAACCCGTGCCACAGATGCTGACAATAGTATTGCGGGTCAGGTAGCCGCTGGTGACTTTGTATTTATTGATGAAGGCGGTCAAAATAATACTGGTTGGGTTGTTGATGCTGCTGGTACGGCTACTACCCCACCAAAGGGTATTCGTATTGGTACAGATAATATTAGCTTTACCCAGTTCTCTGGTGCGGGTACGTATACTGCTGGTGTTGGTATTACTCAATCTGGTAGTTCGTTTCTTATTACATCTTCTGCGGGAACTTTAAATCCAACTTCTGGTAATCTAGATTTAACGGCAGTAACAAGAACTAATACTACGGGCGCAACATCATCAACTACTATTCAGTCTATTACTACTGATACATATGGTCGTGTTACTGCAGTTACTTCTGGTACGCATACATTAGCCTCAACATCAGTTGCTGGTATTGCATCTTTTAACAATACTAACTTCTCAGTTACTTCTGGCGCAGTCGCGGCTAATGCTATTACTTTAACTGCTGGTTCTGGTATTACACTATCAACAACCGCAGTTAATCTTGGCAGTTCTGTAACTATTACTAATGCTGGTGTGATATCTTTTGCTGGTGCTACAGGTGAAGTCACTGTTGCAACAAGTAATGGTGCCACCGTAACTACTACAGGTTCTCAGATTAATGTTGGGCTTACCCAAAATCTACAATCCGCTGGAACGCCTACGTTTGCTGGATTAACTATATCTTCTGGCGGAACCGCCACTACCCCAACATTAGTAGCAACTACGGGTACTTTTTCAGGCACTGTTTCAGCATCTACAGTATCTGCCACTACAGCAACAATTGGTTCGGGTGGTATTACCTCTAGTGGTCAAGTTGCGGTCAGCACTTCTTCTACTTCTGCTCCACAATTAACGGTTCAACCGACTGGTTCATTTACTAAGTCGGTGACAAGCGGAACCCTTATTAGCAGCATTTCGGTATCTTTAAATATTTCTAATACCGCTGGTCTTTGGGCTGGTCAATCAATTACTGGTAGCGGTTTTGCTAACACAACACTAAATAACACTTACACTATTAGCTCTATAGTTGCTAATACTTCTATTACTGTTCAAACTACTGTGCCTACATTTAGTGGCACTATTGCTACTGGCACTATAACCGCTTCTGGTACGCCTGTGAATGTACAGGAATGGCAGTCTTCTACTGGTACTGCCGTTGCTTCAATTAACGGCTCTGGTGATTTTGCAAGTACTGGGAGAATTAACCTTACGGGCTCCTCAGTAAGTAGTACTTTAACGGCAACTTCTCTTGCAGTTGCTTCTGTTGCGGGCTCAACAACAGTAACTCCTGGCTCTATTGTGATGACTGGTAGCGGTTCGGGTATCAATGCTGGGTCTAACAATATTCAAACAACTGGCACAATAACTGGCAGTGGGGCAAATATTACAAACCTTGCTGGTGCAAACATTACTGCTGCAACAATTCCGCAATCAGCAATGGTGAACACTAAAACTTTAAACAGGCTCACTTCAAGTGCAACAAGTTCAACAACAGTTGGAACTTACACAAATATTTTTTCTACTGGTAGTTATACAATGACTGCTGATACTACTTATGCAGTAAAAATGTTTGTTCTTTATCAGCGTTCCGCTAGTACATCTATAGCAAATACTTTACAAGTAAAATTTACTTTAAGTAATACACACCAAAGTGTTGCATTAGGTAATATTACTGAAGCAGGAGCAAGTATTTCATCTGCTTCTATTGGTTATTATAGCAGTGGAACAAGTGTTTTAGTTGGAACTGCAACTTCAACAAATGGAAATCCTTTCATTGGTATCATTGAAGGTTATATACGTACAAATGCTACAACTGGTGGAACAATAACGCCACAATTTACCATGAGTGCTGGAAATGGAACAACAGATACTATAACTATACTTGCTGGTACTTACGTTGAATTAACAAACTTGGGTACTGGCGCACCAGCATTACCTTATGGTTCAACTGGTTGGGCGTAATGACACACACTAACCCTAACTGCCGTAGCGGTTGCAAAACACAAGACCATGAATCTTATGGCGAATGTTTAAAAGACGCCAGTATTGCTATTGATAGAACTAGTTTGCAGGTGAGGTAATGAGTAGACCTTATACCCCTAGCGGTCGTTTTGATACTGAGTTTGAAACAGAAGAAATCCACGACGCCATTACTAAAGACTTAACCAATCCAGTTGGCTCTACAATTCAATGGTTTGTTTGGAATGGTACGGCTACTGATGTAGACCCAATTTATGATGTTGGCTCTAATTACATTACCAGTACCACGGGTATTAATACTAATACTACGGTCTCTAGTGCTGTTGGTACGTCGGTTGTTACTGTTAATTCAAACACTGGAATTGTTGTAGGCATGTCAGTTAACGCTACAGGTGTTCCTAGCGGGGCGTTGGTTAAAAGCATCTCTGGCACAGCAATCAGATTGACAGCAAATACAACAAAAACCATTCCAGCAGGTACCGCTATTAATTTCACCACTGACGGTAGAAAATGGAAAGCCCCAGTTACTGTCCCAGTTATCAAAGCCGTATTGGGTCAAGGCTCAACTAACCTTGTACAGCAAGGCTTTTATAACGCTGACACCATTCACTTTGTAATTGACCATGATGTTTTGGTAGATACTATTCCAGAGATGTTGTTTAAATTAAACCCACTTAATGATGAGAACCCTGACCCACTAAACCGTGATAGAATTGTTTGGAAGAACCAGGTTTATCGCCCTCTTCAGAATAACTATGCTGGTATAATTGCAGAGAGGTTTACTCTTCTGACATTCCAGTGCCAACAGGTTATGCCAGAAGAAATGGTCAACGATTCTCAATTTCAAGCTTACGCTTCACCTGACCTTAGGTATAGGTATGGAGAAGGCTCATATGGTTACGGAATTTACGGAGGTTAAATATGGCAATTACTACACCTGTAGTTGGTTCTGGTGATTGGGGTACTACCCTAAACACTGCACTTACTGCTTTAGATACTAACAAGTTAGAAACTACAACTGCGTCAAGTACCTACCAAACAAAATTCCTTGGCTATGACTACGAAATTCACGTTAGCCAAGTAGATGGAAATGACACTACTGGTAATGGTGATTTGCTTACCCCAGTTGCTTCTATTACTAAAGCATTGACCTTAATTACTGGAAACCGTAA